CAACTGACTTTGAAGTGTGGGAGGAAAACTGGTTAGCACTGGAGATGTTCCTGCGATGCCAGACGCAGTGGCGCACCACGATGAGTGGTGTGCTGGGTTTGGACTATGTTGCAGTGGCATGGCTGCTTAAACTGTACGAAGTGGAAAACACCCGCGCCTTGCTGGAGGATTTGCAAGTTATGGAAGCAGCAGCGATGATGGTGATCAACAGCCGGAGCAGCTGAAATGGCCTTAAACATGGATGCCATGCTCCGCATCAAGGCGGACGTGCAAGGTGAGAATAATATTCGCCGTCTAGGCAATTCCATGCAGGGCCTGCAAGGGCAGGCAAAGAACGCTGCATTGGGCTTTAACAGCCTCAAGGGTGCCGTAGGTGGCTTTGCCGCAGCAATCGCCGGCAGCGCCATTGTGGGCGGCCTGGGTGCCATCGTGAAGAAGTCGATCGACGCAGGCGATGAACTATTCAATCTGCAGGCGAAGACCGGTATTGCAGCTAATGCGTTGATTGGACTGGGCAATGCAGCCAAGCTGGCAGACGTTGATCAAGCTGCCCTTGGCAAAGGCTTGACAAAGCTCAGCGTCAACCTTGTCAAAGCTGCTGAAGGCAACGATGGCCTTGCGCAAAAGTTTAAGGCGTTGGGTGTTTCAATCAAAGATTCCAACGGTCAGGTGGTGCCGGCTGACAAGGCACTGAAGCAGATTGCGGATCGCTTTGCGGACATGCCCGACGGCGCGCAAAAGGCGGCCGCAGCGGTGGCACTGTTTGGCAAGTCCGGCGCCGACTTAATCCCGCTGCTGAACGAAGGAGCGGCCAGCATGGAAAAGTTCGCTTTTAAAGTGGGCGAAGACTTTGCCGCGCGGTCGGATCTTTTCAACGACACCATCACCGAGCTGGGCATCAAGACGCAGGGCTTTGGCCTAGAGCTGACCGATGCGCTGCTGCCGGCGCTGCAGTCAATCCTTGAGGTATTTGGCGATCTGTTCGACACCGACCAAGACTGGTCGGCGTTGTTCAAGGTGATCGAGGGCGTCATTCGCGGTATTGCCGTGGCGATTTACACCGTGGTAAAAGCGGTGGACATTCTGATCAAGAACATCGTTGCAGCAGTGCAGGCAGCAAGCCAAGCATTCGCGGGCGACTTTGGCGCTGCATTCAACACCATTACCACTGCGGTGAGTAGTGGCTTTGCAGAAGCGCAGCAAGCCATTGCTGATCTGAACAAGCTGGCTTTTGGATCCGCGGCATCACCCGGCACTGGGCGGCGCACAGGCGGGCAAAACATGGCGCTCGACACCAGCGCAGCTGATGGCGATGCTGCTGCAGCATCACGCAAGGCAGCAGCGGATGCCAAGCGCGCAGCATCTGAGCAGGAGCGACTGTTGGAGCGGCGGCAGGATCTGACACGCAAGGCGATCGACCTGCAGCAGCAGCTGCAGAACAGCGTCGCTGATGTTGCGGCGGCCTATGCAGGTGTCGGCGCATCACCCACTGATCAGATATTCCTTCAACGCAATGAAGCGATCACCGAGAACGACCGGCAGATAAAGGCACTTACGTTCAGTGTGGTGGAGCTTGTCCGGGGATTCAACGCAGTTGGCGGATCACTGGACGTGAAACCGTTTGCGGATTTGATCGACCGCCTTTCGGCTGCAAATGTGGCACTGGCCGATCAAGAGTACCTGCAAGGTTTGAAGGATCTCCTGCCCAGCGTTGCCGAGTACGACGCCAAGATCGCAGAGGTGGTGCGCGGCAAGATCGAGCTGACCGAGCTGGAAAAGCTCAACGCCGATGTAAACCTGCTGCAGCTGGACATCCTTGCTCAGACCAATCCCGCTCTGGCCGAGCACGTCCGTCTGCTTCGCGAGCGCGCGGCAGCTCTTGATGCTGCAACCGCTAAGCAAAAGGCTGACAGCGAGTCGATCGGGGAAGGCATCAAGCAAAGGCTTCAGGACTATTACAACAGCGTGAAGGATCTAGGCGGCGCCATCGGTGACGCCGTGGTCAGCGGCCTGCAGGGGCTCGAGGATCAACTGACGGCGTTCGTCACCACCGGCAAAGCCAACTTCAAAGAGCTGGCAGCCAGCATCCTCAAGGATCTGGCGCGCATCGCAATCCGCGCTGCGATCATCGGCCCGATTGTGAAGGCGCTCGGCGGTCTGTTTCCCGGCTTTGCCTTTGCCAACGGCGGCATCATGACCGGCGACGGCCCGGCACCTCTGAAGAAGTATGCACGCGGCGGCATCGCCAACAGCCCGCAGTTGGCGATGTTTGGCGAAGGCAGCCAGCCTGAAGCCTATGTGCCCCTCCCCGATGGCAGGCGCATCCCGGTGGCAATGCAGGGCGGCGGCGGCGGCGGTGGTGACACTACTGTTAATGTCAGCGTAGATGCCAAAGGCACCAGCGTGCAAGGCAACAGCAGTCAAGGCGAGCAACTTGGTCGTGTCATTGCGCAAGCAGTGCAAGCAGAATTGATTAAACAAAAACGGCCTGGTGGCCTACTGATGGCATAACCCATGGCAACTTTTACCTACATACCCAGCTTTGAAGCTACCGAGAGCAGCAAGCCTCGGGTGCAACGGTTCCAAGCTGGCGACGGCTACGAGCAGCGGATCACCTTTGGTTTAAACGCTGACCCCAAAGAATGGGGTTTGACATTTGCCAACCGCGATGACACAGAACGCGACGCAATTGCCGACTTCCTTGAAGCGCGAGGTGGCGTAGAGTCTTTCGACTGGACCCCACCCCGTGGCGCTGCCGGCAAGTACGTCTGCGAAGAGTGGCAAATAACATTAAGCAACTGCAACAATAATCAAATCCAAGCCACTTTTCGAGAAGTGTATGAACCATGAGCGCACCTGCACTATGGCAAGGTAGCTACGCCTACAACGTCGGTGATGTTGTTCAGGCCACTATTCAGCCTGCTAGCGGCTTCTTCTTTCGCTGCGTTGTTGCTGGTACCACTGGCGCAGTGGAACCATTTTGGCCAACAACTATTGGCAATGAGACGGTAGATGGCACCGTCACATGGATGGCAGTTACCATCCTGTCGGGTGACTTCCAGACAGCTAACCCAAGCGCCATTATTGAGTTGTTTGAGCTGGAGCTGGTTACAGCTATCCACGGCAGCAACGAAATCTATCGTTTCCATCCAGGCGTCAACCTAGTCAATAACGGCGATGTGGTTTGGCGTGGCAATAGCTACCTGAAGTTTCCAATTGAAGCAGATGGATTTGAGTACAGCGGGCAGGGATCACTGCCACGCCCCAAGATTCGCGTCAGCAATATCTTCGGCACGGTTACAGCAATCATTCTTAGTTTGCCGGTTGGCTTGGAAGGCGCCAAGGTAACGCGCATTCGTACGCTGGCCAAGTATCTAGATGCTGTTAATTTCCCAGTCAGCGGCGACATCCTGTTGACTGAAGACAGCGATGCCTTGTTGCTGGAAGATAGCGGCACAATACTGCTAGAACCAATCAATCCAACCGAAGACACTAGCGCCCAGTTTCCGCTTGAGATTTTTTACATCGACCGCAAGAGCGCCGAAAACCGCACCTTGGTTGAGTTTGAACTGGCGGCTAGTTTTGACCTTGCTGGTGTACGGGCACCTAAGCGGCAGTGCATCGCCAACCTATGCCCATGGACGTATCGCTCTGCTGAATGCGGCTACACCGGCACCAACTACTTTGATGCTGCAGACCAGCCAGTATTGAGCGCATCTGGTGATGTATGCGGCAAGCGCCTTAATAGCTGCCACCTGCGCTTTGGGCAGAATGCTGAACTACCATTCGGTGGCTTCCCCGGCGTTGGCACATTCAGCGAATGACCATGACCTGGCGCGATGCAGCATTAGATCACGCCAAAGCGGAACAACCCCGCGAGGCATGTGGGTTGTTGGTGGTCATCAAAGGCCGCGAGCAGTACATCCCATGTCGCAATCAATCGGCGGCGCCAGACCAGATGTTTGTGCTGTCAACCGAAGACTATGCCGCTGCCGAGGATCAAGGCGAGGTGCTTGCTATTGTCCACAGCCATCCGAGCACATCACCGCAGCCATCACCTGCAGATCGTGCTGCCTGCGAAGCCAGCCGGCTGCCGTGGTATATCGTCAACCCCAACCTTGAATCATGGGGCGAATGCAAGCCGTGTGGCTTCAAGGCCCCATTGATTGGCCGCGAGTGGGTGTGGGCTATCCATGATTGCTGGACACTAGCGCGTGACTGGTACGCCGAAAATGGCATCAAGCTACGCGACTGGGAACGCTGTACCAACCCAGAAGATTTTCAAGCTAAGCCGTATTTTGATGATCGCTGGAAGGCGACAGGTTTCCGCGAGTTGCTGCCTGATGAAGAACTGGAAAGGGGCGACCTGCTGCTTATGAGCATCAGCAGCTCTGGCCTGAACCACTGCGCCGTCTACCTGGGTGATCAGATGATGCTTCACCATCTGCAGGGACGGTTGTCATCTAGGGATATCCTTGGAGGTTGGGCCCTAAAATGTGTGGGAAGGAGGTTGCGTCATGCTGCGTAAGATCAAGCTGTACGGAGCCCTCGCTAAGTTTGTCGGTCATCGCGTACTGGAAGCTGATGTTGCCACTGCCGCTGAAGCCGTCCGTTTCTTGGTGACCAACTGGCCTGAACTTGAAGGCCACATGGCAAAGCAGTATTACCGCGTCCACACCGCCGGCGAAGACCTAACGCTGGATGATGTCCATAATCCTATGGGCCGTGAGATCCAGATTGTGCCGGTGATAGCTGGAGCTGGCGCCATTGGGCGGATCTTGCTCGGCATCGCGTTGATTGTCGCAACTTTTGCAATCCCTGGTGCAGCGGCATGGTTAGGTCCGACAGCAGTAAAAATAATTGTTGGCGTGGGAACAAGTCTTGTCCTCGGCGGCGTCGCACAGTTGCTTACGCCAACGCCTACAACCAATACAGACGAAGGCGACCCCAAGAAGAGCTTCAGTTTTAGTGGCATCCAAAACACCACACGCGCTGGTGTGCCGGTGCCTGTTGTCTACGGCGAAATGCTGGTTGGCGGCATTGTTGTTAGCGCCGGCGCTGACATCGTGCAGGTTTCCGGCTCATGAGTATCTACGGTGCTGGTAGCGCTGGCGGCGGCAAGGGTAAAGGCGGTGGCGCCTTTCGTAAATCCACAGAAGCCAAAGACAACCTTGACTCAACGGCCTACGCCAAGATCGTTGAGATTCTCAGCGAAGGTGAGATTGAAGGGTTTGCTACACCATCACGCCTTGGTCTAACACCTGGCACAACGCAATACACAAATGCCTCACTGAAAGATATTTACTTCAACAAGACCCGACTGCTAAATGCTACGGCTGATAACACGCTGCCGCAAGACGCAGACTTTAACTTCAAGAATGTCACCGTTGTCAGCAAGTTTGGTACGCAAAGCCAAGCGTATGTACCAGGCTTTGATGCCGTTGAAGAAGAAGTCTCGGTTGGTCAAGACGTGGTGCTTGCAACGCCAGTTGTCAAAACTATTACGGACACCAACGTTAACGCTGTACGCCTAACCATCAGCGTGTCATTGCTGCAAAAGTTACTCGACAATGGCGACATTGTTGGCTCGTCACTATCGTTAGCTATTGAGCGGCGATATTTCGCTGGTAGCTACACCACCGTCATCACTGACACGATTTCAGGTCGCACGTCTGATTTGTATCAACGGGACTACATCGTTGATATTGCTGGTGCGTTCCCTGTTGACATTCGTGTTAGCCGCACATCAGCAGAACCGACCAGCATCAAGGAAACGAATGCCTTTTCATGGTCAAGCTACACCGAGCTGATCTACAAAAAGCTCAAGTATCCAAACACTGCCTACGTCGCCACCCGGATCGACGCTGAGCAGTTCAGTAATATCCCGCAACGTGCATACAAGATCCGTGGCATCAAGGTTGCCATCCCAAGCAATGCAACCGTTGACCTAGAAACCGGCAGGCTTACCTATGCCGGCATCTGGAATGGTACGTTCGGCGCTGCTGCATGGACCAGTGACCCCGCCTGGATTCTGTGGGATCTGCTCACCAGCAGGCGCTATGGATTGGGTGATCACATCCAAGCCAACACACTGGACAAGTGGGCATTTTTTCAGGCCAGTAAATATTGCGGGGAACTGGTATCAACCGGCTTAAATGATCCAATCAGCGAGCCACGGTTTAGCTGTAACGTCAACATTCAATCTCAAGACGAGGCATATAAGTTAATTAACGACATGTGCTCAATTTTCCGCGCCATGCCGTATTGGGCGGCTGGATCGTTAAGCATGATGCAAGACCAGCCATCAGATCCGGTTGCATTGTTTAGCCTTGCAAATGTTAGCGAAGAAGGTTTCTCCTACGAATCCAGCAGCTTAAAGACCCGCTCAACTGTTGTTGTTGTTGGTTGGCTAAACCTAGAACTAAGTGACATCGACCGTGAAGTGGTCGAAGATCCTGAGGGTATCGCTCGCTATGGCGTGGTAACCAAAGAGGTAACAGCATTTGCCACCACCAGTCGATCACAAGCGCATCGCGTGGGCGAGTGGATTCTCTACTCCGAACGCTACGAGACAGAAGTATGCAGCTTCACCACCAGCTTGGAGAACGGCATCATCGTTCGCCCTGGTGCTGTCATCAACATCGCCGATCCAGTAAAAGCTGGCGCCCGCCGTGCTGGGCGCATCAGTGCCGCAACTACATCTACTGTCACGGTAGACAATGCAGTTGATCTGCCATCAACTGGCACCCTTAGCGTGGTGTTAAATGACGGCATTGTTGAATCACGGGGCATAACAGATTTAACTGCTGGCGTCTATACAGTGTCACCATCGTTCAGCGTGGCGCCTCAAAACGGCGCTGCATGGATGGTCGAAACTGATGACATCCAGCCAACGCAATGGAAAGTGCTTGGCCTGCAAGAGCAAGATGGCATCAACTACTCGATCACTGCGGTCAGTTACAACAGCAGCAAATACGACTATGTAGAACGTGGCGCACCGCTTGAAGCCCGCGACATTACCAACTTGAACGAGCCACCTGCAACGCCGCAGGATTTGATCGGCACCGAAATCCTGTACCCGCTCAACGGTCGGGTTGCAACAAAGTTGGCATTGACATGGAAAGGTGTGCGCGGCGTCAACGAATACCGCATCCGGTGGCGTGAAGAGTTTGGCAACTGGACAGAGGTTCGTAAATACGGACCGCTGTACGAAATTGAGGACGTAACGACTGGCAACTACCAGGTGGAGGTATATGCAATCAGCTCTACGCAGGTGATTAGCAGCGCACCGACTGAGATGATGTTTGCGGTGACAGGCGTTGGCGCACCACCAGCGAATGTGACCGGCGTCAGCTTGGTGCCGATCAATGAAAGCAGCGCCATCATCCAATGGAATATAGCAACTGACCTTGACGTGTTAATTGGCGGCGAGGTGCTAATACGCCATGACCCACGGCAACTGCCTACAGCAGAATGGGCAACCAGTAATGCCATCGTGCAAGCCGCAGCAGGCAATCAAACCCAGAAGCAAGTACCGCTACTAGAAGGCACCTACTTCATTGCATTCCGCGATCAATCTGGCGTGCGTTCCGTTACGCCTGTTGGCATCCCGGCAGTGCTACCCACGCCACAGCCACGGTTAGTGGTGAAGACATGGGCCGAGGAAAATGAATCACCTAAGTTCAACGGCACTGACACCAACTTGGGTTATGACGCTGGCTATGACGGGCTATTCCTCGACCCAAGCGTTGACCTAGAAGGTGAGTACATCTACGAAGATGCGCTTGATCTAGGGCAGGTGTACGACATAAATGTCCAGCGGCGTGTCGTAAGTGGTGCCGTATCTTTTGGCACATTATTCGACAGTGTGCCTGGTTTATTTGATGACCAGCCAAGCGACTTTGACGGCGGCGATCTTGACCAGGTAAATGCCGTCACCTATGTGCGCGTCACTGACGACAACCCAGCAAGCTCCCCTACCTGGGGCGACTGGAACGAATACGCCAATGCCATCGTGCGCGGTCGCGGCATCCAGCTAAAGGTGGAAGGTGCCACACGCACTACGCAGGTGGGGCTAGTCATCAGCGAACTTGGTGCCACTGCTGAACTGCAGCAACGCACTGAAACCGCTAGCAGCAGCGGCAGCAGCACTTATACTGTGACCTACGCCGATGCTTTCTACGCGGCTCCTGATGTGACCATCAGCCCATCAAACATGGCCACCGGCGATTTCTTTACGCTGACCTCGGTGACTCGAACAGGGTTTACAGTGGCATTTAAGGACAGCGCCAGTGCAGCCGTGACACGCAGCTTCACCTACACCGCCGTTGGTTACGGGAGAGAAATCTAATGGCACAAGCTGACCAGACCGTACAGAACGCAACGTTCCCAACGGTACGCGCTGACATCAACAACAACCTTGCGGCATTGTTCAGTGCCAATAGTGGCGGCACTGCACCTTCAGTAACGGTTGCTTTTCAGGATTGGATTGACACCAGTGGCGCCAACCCGATATGGAAAAAGCGTAATGCTTCAAATAATGCATGGATCACACTCGGCACAATCAGTGCCAGCACTATTGCTTTTGAAGGTACGCTGCCATCACAGACCAGTCAAAGCGGTAAGTACCTAACCACCAACGGCACTGTCGCTAGCTGGGGCGCTATCCCGCCTGGCTCAAGCAAGGAAGTGTTTACGTCCAGCGGCACTTGGGTGAAACCCACTGCTGGCACCATTGCGTTGGTCACGATATGGGGTGGCGGCGGTAGTGGCTGCCGCGTTGCTGGCGCTTTAGCGGGCGGTGGCGGTGGCGGTGCTTGCGTGCAAAGACTATTTCAGTTGTCAGACCTGCCTGGATCTGCTGCAGTCACGATCGGTGCAGGCGGCGCAGCAATTGGATCTGGCACTAATGCAAATGGCAATGTCGGTGGCACCAGTAGTTTCGGCAGCTTGATGAGCGCCTACGGCGGCGGCGCCGGCGGCAGCAGCGGCGCTCTTATCGGCGGTGGCGGCGGTGGCAGTCTTAGCGCCGGTTCTACCAGTTCAGGTGGTGATGGCCACAGCTCTACATTATCAGGTGGCAGTTATGTTTTTAGTCCAAACAAAGGTGATTACGGCGGCGCAGCCGGTGGTGGTGGCGGCGGCGGTGCCACTGCTTTTTGGGGCGGCGGCGGTGGCGGTGGTTGCGCAAGTGGCTCCGCCACTCAAAATGCTGGCGGCGATAGCCTGAACGGTGGTGATGGTGGTACATCCAACACCGCCACCGCTGCATCCGTACCAGGCGGTGGTGGTGGCGCGTCCAATCAAACAGCAGTTGCCAGTGGTGCTGGCGGTGCTGGCCTTTGTATCGTCTACATCTGGTGATGACTATGGATTACGCAATCGTTAAAAACGGCCTTGTCATCAATGTGATCGTCTTAGACGAGCAAACATCATGGGAGCCACCTGATGGTTGCGAACTGGTGGAGCTTCAAGATTGTGCTGGTATCGGCTGGGGCTACGTCAATGGCAGCTTTATTGCGCCATCCGATACAGAGACAGTAGAGTAGGTCATAAAGGACTGCTCCAGGCATGGCTGACCGTAAAATTTCAGACCTGACAGCACTGACCACGCCAGCGTCAGGTGACTTTCTGCCAATCGTTGACATCAGCGAAGCAGCGGCAGCCAGCAAGAACAAACGCATCACGATCGAGGAACTGTTCCGTGGTGTACCGCTAGGGACGGCGGCTGCCCCCAGTATCGCCATCGAAGGCGACGAAAATACCGGAGTGTTCTCCCCCGGCGCTAACCAACTAGCCATCTCTACGAATGGCACGGGGCGGCTAACAATTGATACCGCAGCAACTACTTCAACTCTGCCTGTAGTTCATCCCCTTGGTGCAGTCGGTACGCCAAGCATTACTTTCACTGGTGACTTAAATACTGGCATCTACAGCCCCGGAGCAGACACGCTGGCATTTGCTGAAGGCGGCAGTGAGGCTATGCGCATCGACAGCTCCGGCAGGCTCTTAGTTGGCATGTCTACAAGCACTAGCGGAAATGCACCTTTTCAAGTAAGAAAGGACGGCGCTGCGGCAACAGTGGAACTTTTTTGTGCCGTCAATGGCGGTGATGGTGTTTACTTAAATTTGAGCAAATCCAGAGGAACTGCGGCGGCACCAACGGTAGTAAGTAGCGGAGATCGCCTCGGATATATCCTATTCTATGGATACTCTGGTGCAGCTTCTGCATACCAAGCCGGGGCATTAATTGGCGCGGAAGTCGATGGTGAGCCAGATACCGCTGGTGATACCACCGACATGCCGGGGCGCATATTGTTCTCCACTACGGCAAACGGCTCGGCTACTCCTACGGAGCGGCTTCGTATTACCTCCGCTGGCCTTGTAGGGATTGGCACTACTGCGCCTAGCCAAGCTCTCCACGTTGTTTCTTCCGCCAATCAAGCATTGTTTGAAGGAGCTTCTCAAGGAAACATCACAATTCAAAAGGCTGGCACTGCCGGCATGAGTCTGTACTCAAACGCAGCCGGGACGCTAGCTTTCTACGATAATGCCGGAGCGGCAGAACGCGCCCGCATCGACAGCTCCGGCAGGCTCTTAATTGGCACGTCTACTGCGCGTGCATTAGCGGGACAGACTGCACAATCCCTGCTGGAAGGAACAAGTGTGCCTACTTCTTCTTTGGCGGCAGTATGCAATGCCAACTCCACTGCTGGTCCGCTTTTGCTTTTGGGCAAATCCAGGGGCACTGCTGCAGGTGGAACAACCGCTGTTGCGGAAGGTGATCGCCTTGGAGCAATTTTCTTTACAGGGGCAAATGGCACAGATTTAAGCAACATTGGAGCATTGATTGATTGTGTTGTTGACGCAGAACCATTTACTTCTGGAGATACGACTGATCTTCCGTCAAGATTAGTGTTCTCCACTGCCGCAGATGGTGCGGCAAGTGCTACGGAGCGGCTTCGTATTACCAGCGCAGGTGTGCTCCAGGTGGCCGATGCTGGCAACATCCAAGTTGGCACCACCACTGGCACCAAGATCGGCACAGCTACCACGCAGAAGCTGGGCTTCTACAACGCCACTCCTGTGGTGCAACCCACTGCTGTTGCTAATGCCACTACTGCCGTTGACGTAATTACGCAGTTAAATGCCTTACTGGCAAAACTGCGGACCCTTGGCATCATTGCCACCTAAGCCCAGTAGTCACCTTCACTTCCGCGCTTAGCTCAGGTACACTGTCCCCATCACTGACGATCTCATGGCTACCACCGCTCTGCCTACCACTGAGTACACCTGGGGCATCGCCCAGATGGAAAGGCATACCAGCGACGGAATTGTGATCGTGGTGCACTACACGGTTGACGCCAACGACGGCACCTATTCCGCTGGTGCCTATGGCAGCGTTGGCCTTGAAGCACCCGAAGGCAACGTCATCCCCTACGCTGACCTCACCCCTGAAATCGTCATCGGCTGGGTGCAGGAAAAACTTGGCGGTGAAGAGAAGGTAGAAGAAATTCAAGCCGCGCTGCAATCACAGATTGATGAGCAGCGCACACCCACTACCGCTGCTGGCGTGCCGTGGTCCTGACGCTAGGATGGGGTTAACGCGCCAAGGCAATGTCAGTTCAGCCCGGCATTTACAACATCCCGTTGCAACGCCGGGCGGACTACAGCGTCGCGCTTCAGTTCAAGGATGCCTCGGCGGCACCAATCAACCTCACCAGTTGGACGGTCGCCGCTCAGGTTTGGAATCAAGCCCGCACCACTAAATACGCTGACTTCACGGTCACATACACCAACCGTGCCACCGGCACCATTGCTATTGCATTGACGGATGAGCAGACTGCTCTGTTCCCAGATGAGGCATATTACGACGTGCTCCTGACCAATCCATCCGGCCTCAAGGAGTATTACCTCGAAGGGCTGGTGTTTGTCAGCGAGGGATATACGGCATGACATCCGTCAATGTCACAACTGACATCAACACCGTCACGGTATTGGATGACGGCGCAACGATCATCGTGACAACTGGCAGCGTTAGCAAGGACACCTTTGATGCCCTTGAGGCTCGCGTTGCAGCACTTGAAGCACTCGACATCCTGCTGCTAGAAGGCTGATGGCTGTACGCAGTAAAACTGGCACTGCATCACTGCAGCACCAGCCGGGTAAACCCAAGGGAACTCGGCAAGGCAATGGAAAGCGGAGCAAGCGTAGTCATGGCAGGAAGCTACTGCGCGGCCAAGGCAAAGGCTAGACTTACACCATGATCGAGGTCATCGCGGCTATCGCTGGAGCATCCATCAGCGTGGCTGCGATGGGTGCTATGGGCTTTGGTAAGCGCAACGATGAAGCGCGTGATGCTGTTAT